CAAAGCCGATAGTACGCCAGTTCCGCTTAGGGTTGATATGTTAGTAGTGCCGCCGTACCATTTGAACTGCTGAGTAGTAGTTGGAACACTGAACCACTGTGTGTTGCCTTCAATACCAATGGCATAGTCAGCTGAGGCAGCTGCCACTGCCGGCCACAACACAATCTTTGTGCCTGCGCTACGGGTGCCAAATGCAGGTGCAACGTTGGCTCCTGCGGCAAAATCAATACGATTGTTGGTTACATTACTTAGATATATCGATCCCCCGCCGTCTGCTGTGGTAGATTGTAAACTGTTGGTATATCTGTTGTTACTGTCCAAGCTGGTAAAGTTGCCGGCTGCACGAGTAGTAGCACCAATACTCATGTTGTTAATAGTGCCAGATGTGGTTGGATTAATAGTCACGGTGCCTGAACCTGTTGGGCTTAGTGTAACCGCCGACGTACTGGCACTGTTGACTGTTAAAATAGTAAATGCACCAGTGTTGGGTGTTGTTGATCCAATTGCTGGAGGGCTGATTAAACTCAATGCGCCGCCTAGTGTTAAGTTACCACTGGATGTAACTGTACCGCTTAAACTAATACCGCTGACTGTACCAGTGCCTGCCACACTGGTTACTGTACCACCAGTAGCGCCTGTAACTGCTGCCCAAGCAAGTCCACCTGCTGTGGTATACTGTAAATATGTTGCGTTTGCTGTAGGTGCTGCAACAAAAGTAGTTGCGCCCGCGCCTGATTGCACAACAATCTGTCTTAAAGCGCCACCTGCTATGTTAGTGGCAGTTGTAGCACTTGCTACAGTGGCCCAAGTAAATGCTGAGCCAGTCCACTGTAAGAATGTGCTTGTTCCGCTGGCGGCTGTAATAAAACTAGTTGTATCAGGTCCTGTTTGGTATGGAATCTGATTAAGGGCGCCACCGGCTACGTTAGTTGATTTACCTGCCGACGTTGCTGATACTGCGGCGGTAGCATTGCCTGCTGTTAAACTTGCGGCAGTGCCTGAAAAGTTTGTACCCGTAAATGTTGGACTTGATGCACTACTAACATCTTGATCCAATGTTCGACTGGCGCCTGATATAGTTAATGTACGAGCACCGTTGTTAACTCCAGTACCGCCATATGCGGAACCAATTACGGTGCCATTCCATATTCCGGTGCCAATTGTTCCCACAGTAGTTAAACTTGCTGAGCCTGCTGCAGGACTTGCGCCTATTGAATTATAACTAATAGTTATTGGACTAGACCCGTTAAATGTGGTGGTTGGGATATCGCCTGTGCCACTATCACTAACAGTTAGTAAACTGTTAACTGTACCAGCACTTGATCCAATAGGAATTTTAACCCATTTAGTACCGTCATAAATTACGTTATCACCCACAGCAAATGTAACGTTACCTGCACCAAAGTTAACTGTACCTGCAGCAGTAGTAACAAATTCAAAACCGTTTGTGTTATAAGCACTGGACACATTACTCAATGTTGGAGTATTAGTGGCTGCACTCCAGCCACCTTGGAACACAATTGCTCCAGTAATGTTAGCGGCAATAACACCTGAACCGTTGATAGTAATTGTAACACCGTCAACTTTGACACCACCTAACTGGTTGGTAGTTGCTGTTGCTAATCGAACAGCACCACTGGTAATTGTAAGTCCAGAGTTAGCCACAGCTGGAATAGTAACACCGCCTAGCACTGATGCTGTTGCTGTTGGCAGCGTATATGTATTTGCTCCGCTAATTACGCCAGTGCCTGCATTAATAGTAATAGTTGTTCCGTCAACTTTGACGCCACCTAGCTGTGTTGTTGTTGCTTGTGCCAAACTAATAGCACCGCTAGTATTATTAATACCGCTAGTGGCCACAGCTGGAACTGTTACACCGCCTTTGACTGAAGTTGTTGCTGTTGGCAGTGTATATGTATTTGCTCCGCTGATAACACCAGTTGACGGATTAATAGTGATAGTTGTTCCATCTGGTCTAACGCCGCCAATCACACCGGTTGTTGCTATTGGTAATGAGTATTGATTGCTACCGCTGATAATTCCGTTACTAATTGTAATACTAGTGCCATCAACTTTTACACCGCCTAATACACTTGTTGATGCAGTTGGTAGTGAATAAATTGGTATTCCGGCAATTTGTGAATTAACTGTACTAGTAAGAGCGTATGGGGTTAGTTCTGTTTTAAGAGCGTATGGGACTAATGCTGTGGCTAAATTTGATGCTAAGTTGCCAGACGTAATAGTATTGCTTTGAACGTAGGCTTGGGTAGCTAGTTTAAATCCGCCAGGAGTTACTCCGTCCATATAACGAACGAGTAAGTTGGTGGAATCGTTGACAAGTTCGCCGCTTGAGTAGCTTAATCTATCCAACTCCGTTGAGTCATACGCAGGTAATCTTACATGTTTCATTAGTCCAATCCTTGATTAGTATTGTATTTATCGACCCAAACTAAAACCCCTTTCGGGGTTTGAGCTAGAATGAATGTGTAGATTACTCTTTAAAGTAGTATTCGTAATTAACTGTTGTTTCGTTAGTTTTACGAATCTTTGCGCCGTTTTTCAAATGAAAACGTTCTGCCATTGGCGTTTGCGGACTTAGTGTTACAATGCCTTTTAGATCTTTGTAATCGGATTTTAACCACTCTGCGGCTTTTTGAAGTAGACTTGCCCCTGCTCCGGGAGCATAACTCCAAATTGTATAGAACACAGCAACTTCTTTATCTTTGCCCATGCTGATTAAGTCTTCTTCACTTTCGGGAACAGTACTTAACCATTGCATACAAGTAGCCGCTAGAATCTCTCCACCAGCCATGAGTATGAGTATTTCTGCAGCTTCGTTGATACGCTGTTCAAGAGGTATGTGGGGGCGAACTGGATCGTCCTTAATAATTCTTACTAAGGGATCGGTGATATCTCTAATGTGGTGTAGTTCCATAATTCTTTTTTAGTGTGTATTATACACGTACTTATCTCTTCCCGAGAAAAATCGTGTTACAACAATATTACACGTCGTCACCTGGAAGATTATTCAACAATTCTCTAAGTTTACTACTTTCAACTTGCGCCCGAACTTTGGGTTTGGCCAAATCAAATCCTTCTACTGGGGTACCACGTTCCCATCCAGTGGATCCAGTGTCTTCAGCCGCAACAGTTTGTCTTTGTTTAATGCTATGTAATAAACTACTGCCAGCACTGGGTGCTCCATTTCCATAACCATCTTGTTCATCCAAATCTGTGATGCGTAGTGTATCAATATTAAACTCCAAGTCAATTTTCATACCAACGCCACTACTACTACGTGTTTTCATTAACTGGATTTGATAGCGTCCACGCTCACGCATAGCACGACTAGTAAAGATACCAAACACGTTATCCGCAGTCTGAATCTTACTCAATCCACCAGATATATGACTGTGGTCAAACTCAACTTCTTCTACAGCACCGCGATTCAACTGTGCCGCAGTAACAAACACACAGTTCTTTTCCACTGCCAAATTACGCAATTCTTCACTGACATACTTGTCCTTAACAAACAAGTTTTCAGCACTAATACGCTTGCTCAATGGCATAATCAAGTCCATATAGTCAACTAACAATACATCAATCTTATGTCCTAGTTTAACCTCATACTCTTTCATATACGCACGAATGTCATTGGCAGTTTTACCACTTGGCATATACTTAACTTGTAAGTTACCAGACTTTTTGCCAATCATCTTAACTTTCATCTCAACGTCATCAATGTTCTTAAAAATCTCTCTTGTGGGTATTCCTGTGGTCATTGCATCCACACGCATACATACCAAATCTTCACTCAACTCTAATGTTAGATATAAAACATTCAGTCCAGCAAGAGCGTAATTGACACCAAGGTTAGCCAAAAATAAGGATTTACCAGCACCGCTACCGCCAGCCCAAATGTTGAGCTCGCCTCGATTAAAGCCTCCATACAACCTGTCATCAATGCTTTTCCAACCTGTAGAAATTTGTCCATTTTTATCTTTTATCCTTAAAAGTCTTGCACGGGGATCTTCAAAATAATCAGTACCCATGTCACGTTGTAGGCCAATTTGTACTGCTGCTTTGATCTTTTCTTCCACTGGGCCATACTCACCTTTTTCTAACAAGTCGGCACTTTCTAGAATAGCTCGTTCAAGTCCTTTGTGTCTAATAAAAGTTTCAAAGTCGTTTAAGACCCAGTCATAATTGTTTTCCTTAACGCCCTCTGGTGGCTTGAGACTCACACCAACACTGGCATTTACAATGTCAAATGTGGGTAATACATTATACTGTTCCACATACTTGTTGATAAACTCTGCCGGGTCTTGTAACTTGCGATCAAACAATGTGTGATCAAAAATACTTT